GAAATCCACTTGCGTATGTCCAATAGATTGGTGTGTAGTCAATTCTAAATCCAACCTTTTCTAACATCTCTGCCATACGATACTGAACATCACTTCTTGGTGCAGACATAACGAATGCCATACTACCAGGTTTCAATACTCTGAAACACTCTTCAAATATTCCAATGTCTGGAAGAACTTTATCCCAATCTCTACCCATAAATCCATAACCGTAGGGCGGGTCTGTGCATAATAAATCTACTGAATTATCATCAAATTTTTTAAGTTCTTTAACACTATCTCCGTGTATTAATTGTCTTTTCATTTATGTGTTTCCTCTGCCATAAAATTTAATTTGTTAAATGTCGTTGCCAACCAACTATTTAGATTAGGTAATGCTTGATATAACTTATCTTCTAAAAACATTTTCTGAAATCTATGTTTTATTGTTCGTTGAATTGGTCTTTCTGCTATTTCTTTTATTTTAAGTTTTGTTTGTCCTGTAATAATACTATCATCTAAATCCATAAGTCTTCTATTCATATCTAATTGTTCTTTTGATTTAGTAATTGTTTCACATAACTTATGTTTTTGAGTTGATGCACTTCTCATTACATCATCTAATTCATATTTTTGTTCTGTTTTTAGAAATGGAAATAATTTTACAAGTGTTTTCATACCTGCTCCGTGAACACCTGGTATTCCGTCTGATTTATCTCCGTCAAACATTCTGAATAATAAAAAGTTCTTCGGGTGGATTCCATATTCTTCAAATACTTTCTCCTCATCATACATTTTCTTTTTTGTAGGTGAATATACCCTTGTTGTTTCATCTACTAATTGTAAGAAATCCTTATCAGTAGATAATATTGTGGTTTTTTCATCTTTAAAAATGTGTTTAGAACAATAACCAATTACATCATCTGCTTCATTGTTTTCTATATTGATAAGTGTGATTGGTAAGCACTCTAAATACTCCACAACACGATTCAATTGTCGTATCATCATCTTTTGTTCCTCTTCACGAGTCAAATAATCGTTTGCACGATTCAAACGATACGACATCTTTCTTCCCATTTTGTATTGTGGGAATATCTTTCTACGGCGGTTAGACCCACCTTTACCATCAAACACAATGATAGTTCGTGTAGGTCTAATCATATTTATTGAAAAAGCCAATGACCTTAAAAAACCAACTATTCCACCAACGTGAACTCCGTCCTCGTTAGTAGTTGGTATGGCTGAAAATACTCGTATGAATAAGTTCAAACCGTCAATCAATAAAACCGAGTCATTAGGTTTTCCACTATCTATTTCGCCGCCAGATTTTTTGATTTCGTCTAAAATTGATATGTATCTTTGGTTAGTCACCAATTACCTCATCTGTGAATTCTACATCATCAATACCAAGTTTCTCTTTGTATTTTAATATAACTTTATCACAAATGAGTTGGTAAACATATTCTCGTAGTTCGTCATTTTTGGTAATTAAATCTTCCCAATCTTTTGACATAAACTTATGTTCTTCTCCGTTTTGGTCTACTAATGTATACCAAGCACCACCTGACTTAACAAGTTTATGCTCTTTCATAACGGTTAACCAACCACCATAGTTATCGATACCTCTATCGAAATACATATCATAGTCTGCGTGCCTCAAAGGTGGGCCTAATCTATTCTTGACAATCTGTGCTCTACATTTCATACCAAGAACATTTTTTGCTGTGTCTTTAATTTGACCCATATTCTTTAGTCTGATACGTGTTGATGCGTGGAATGGTAATGCTTTACCACCTGATGTTGTCCAGGGGTCTCCAAACATTACTCCGAGTTTTTGTCTTAATTGATTAGTGAATACCAATGCTATGTTATGTTTTCCAATCATTTGAGTGATTTTTCTCATAGCTTTTGATATGATGATTGCCTTTGAAGTTGCCCAACCATCTTTGTCGTAGTCTGCTTCCATTTCAACTTTTGTTGATGCGGCCGCCAATGAATCAACTAATATCGTAACACATCTATCTTTATCAGATTCTCTGACTTTTGTTACGATTTCTTCAATTGCTTCAAAGATTTCTTCTACGGTTTCCAAATGTAAATATAACATCTTGTTTAAATCTAAACCAATGACTTCCATAAACTCTTGACTGACTGATGTTTCAGTATCAATATATACTGCTACTCCGTCTTTCTTTTGAGTTTCTGCCAAGATGTGAGCACCAAGTAGAGATTTACCACTTGATTCTAATCCATTGATTTCTGTAATTCTACCAACTGCAATACCACCATCTGGCCTATTTGATATAGCCAAGTCTAATGTGGAACTACCTGTTGAGATAAATTCCTTAATATCTGTTGGTGTAGTATCACTTCCGTCAAGGAAGTATGCTACTTTGTTTGTATCCTTAAACTTTTTATTTAAGGAATCTGCTAATGTTTTAGCTAATACATCATTTACTGACATAACTTACTCCTATATTAAGATACGGGAGCCAATATATGACTCCCATATATTGTTATTGTTTAAGAATTGAATAATTCATCAAAAGCTTCTGTTGTATTAGAAACTTTTTTGTTTTCTAATTCAGAAGTTGAAACACTATCTTTAGCTGGTTCTTCTTCTGTTGTTTCATCACCTGGATTTAACCATTCATTTAAAATGCCGGTTAAGTCCTCATATGATTGCTCTTGATAAATTTCAGTAATGTCCTTTTGAGATGTTTTAACTTTCTCTAACACTGCTGGGTCATCAGAAATAGGTGTTTGATTAGGTTTCACTCTAATGTTTGTTTTAGGGAAACTTGCTCCACTCTCTTCTGCTGAAATGAATTCAACCACCACATCTCTACCATTAACGGCGTCTGTAATGTCACCATAATCAGGGTCTGCGATTATAGAAAGAAGTTCTTGATAAACTGTCTTTCCGAATCCCCAAAATTTAACACCTTGTGATTCTTCACCTCTAACGATAACCGGAGCAAAAGTTCTCATTTTTGCTTCAAGTTTTTTAGATAATTGATAATCTTCTTTATTACCACTACCTTTGAGTTTCTGTGCGAACTCTTCAATTGGGTCTGGACGACCAAAACTGATTGGTGATAAATAAGAACGATTGTTCAAATTATAGTGAAAGAATAATTCAATGAAAGGATTATCTTTATTGAATTCATAAGGCACGATACGAATTTGGGTTTTACCTGGTTGTGGTTTCCATAAGCTTGATGTGCGATTGTTTGTGGTCTGTAATTGACCGAGACGTTTGCGAATTGCGTTTAAGTCCATTTTTCATTCTCCTGTTTTAATATTTAATTGTCATTTGTTAATCAAGTATAACCTGATACAATAATAAGTATCATATATATTCCTAAAAACATACTTTTTTTTTATTTTTTTGCAAAAAAAAGAGAGCCGTGTTTTTAAAGTTTGTATAAAAGGTGGAAACTAAAAATTTGGCTCTCTTTAAAAGCTTTGGAATTATATTGGGGATGTGAGATTAATGATTACTCACAATTTCCGTCTTGGATTTTTTTTACTTCATACCTCACATCTTTCAGTTACGAAAATTCTTCTCAACTTGGTTAAAGTCGTTGAAGTGGATACAACTCCTATGTGATTACATTAGCTCTCCAAGAGTAGCTTAATTCTGTCACAAGTTGGGATTTCAGTTTTACCCTTACCCAAAATGAAGTCAATAGAATCATTTTCTATTGTTTTACGGAAATACATTCTGTATCCTTTGTCAAGGAAAATCAATACAACATTTAGCACCGATTGAATCACCACAATTCTACAGTGGATTGCTTTATGGGCTTCTAAAGTTCACCCATTATTCGGCCAATCCCATAGAAAGTTAATTAGACTTTCTACTTTTCCAAATTCCAAATTGTCAAATAACTACATTACTTAAGACTAATTAAGTAATCGTTATATACATATATATAAGACTAAATGCCCAAAATGTATTTTTTTTTAATTTTTTTTAGTTTTTTTTAAGAATTTTTATTTTTTACCCCAAACCGTAGTATCTATGATTTGAAATATCTTGGTAGGTATCTTTTGTAAACCCATTTCATTAGTTAATAACAATGTGTTTTCAAATTCTAACCAATCAACCATATATGATTTATCCAATACGCCGTCATTTTTTTCTCTGATGACTTCGTTTAATGCATTAATCGTATATAATGTATTGGTTTGTTTCTTTCTGTGAAGTGAAATCGTATCAATGATTCCCTCTTGATAGTCGTGTGATTGTTCTATGTTGTATGTGCAGATTAATTGATTTAATTCATTTGAGTTTTGAAACACATATACCTTTTCATATAAAACTTCATTGCAAGTTACAATGATATCAACGGTTTCGTTTAATCGTTGTTTAGTAGTAAAGGTGCATAATAATTGAGTTCTCATTATGGTTTAGTTCCTGTTTTAAAACAATCAGAAGTTGCTTTATCATATTGATAAGTAGTAGCTAATTTACTAATTGGGCCTTGTTTTGACCTTTGTGTTTGCTTAGCAATTTTTTTACCCTCATCATTATAGTAAAAAATATCTCTACCTGTAATTACTGTTTTATCACTACCTGCTTTGTAAGTAATTCTTTCACCTTCGCCAGGTTTAGAAACACTAAATCGTTCTTTAAATCCTTTCATATCTTTAATGCCTAAACAATGTTGTAATTTTTTTCTATCAACCATTGTTTCACCAGC